CAGAAACCACCCTTCAGGTGCTTCAATGAAATACGAGGAACCGATCATCATCCCGAGTCTGAGGTTGCGTCAATAAGCTGGCCCTGCGATGACGCATTGTTCTCGAACTGGATGATCCGCTCGCGAATCTGCTTGATCCTCGGCGCCGCCTCTTGAAACCGCTCGTTCAATATCCGAAGTGTAGACTCGATTTCGCCGGGACCGGCCCCCGCGTCACTCGTCTCCTGATACAGACGTTGCGCCGCCATAAGTTTGACTTGCGCCAGTGCCGAATTCGTCTTCGCATTCACTTCCATCTTGGCAAGATCATAGAGCGCATCGAGTGCTTCGGAGCGGTAAAGCGCGGCACGGCACTTAAGATCTTCCTCGACCTCACGAAGCGACATCGTCCGGTATTCCTCTCGGATCTTGCGCTCGAACTGGCGGATCTCCTTCAGGTATTTCCCCATCTGCCCTGACATCTCGATCTCGCGGTTGAGATCGCTGACGGACATGCGGAGAATCCGGGCTGCAACTACCGGGTTTTGATTTGCCTTACGGAGTGCTTTGCGAAGCGTTTGCTTCAGGAGCGCCGGGTACGTGGCCTTTTGCCGGTTTTCAGGGACCGTCCCGTCTTGGCCTGCGCGATCCGCGCCGCCTTTCCCTTGTTCCCCGTCTTGCGCTTGATCGCCTGATAGATCCGATCTACCTGCGTTCCTTTTGGCATCCGTGATCTCCTTCGAGTAGTTCAGCGCCGCTTCGAGTCGTCCCATCGTCACACCATTTTAAAACTGGTTGCGAAACCGAGCTTTTGCAGCCTCGGCAGTCCCTTTACCATCCGACCCACACCAATGTCCGTCCGGTAGAACGGGTTGTTCGGCATCCGGATCTTCTTGACCGCGGTGTACGCGCTGCGGCGAGCGCCGGTAATGGTATCCCCAGTGCCGGTGATCACCGCGATGTAGTCGCCGGCCGACACGAGCCCCGGCATCCGCACCACCTTCTCGCCCGCCATCGCCGGCACCTCGTCCTCCATCATCACCTCCGAGAGGTGGACGTGATCCATGTCGGTCGCATCATAGATCGGGATCCCGCTCACTTCCTTGTTGGTCAGGTGCGAGTACGGGAAGTCGGGAATCGCGAGCACCACCGAGACGCAATGCGCCTCGTCGCATTCAAGCGTATCTTGCCCTTGTAGCAGATCGACCATCCACTGCGCCGGATCCCCGTAGTGCGTAGCAACCTGATTGTGGAACGTGGGCCAGCCCGGGCGCATGGTGAACTCGAAGGGCCAGAACTCGCCCTTGGCGTCGATCATGCCACTGATGTCGCAGAATCCGACGTAGTTGAGCTTATGGAGTGCGTCGGTCATGGGCTTCAGCCCGATGTCGGCGAGCTTTGAGCGCTTCGTGTATTTCGATAGCGTCCCCATCTCGCCCGTGTTCGGTCCAAGATCGCCGTTCATGAGCTTCTTGTACTCGAAGTTCTCGTACCAGTATCTCGACCAGCCACTGGGGCCGAACCACCCGCCCACCGCCATCTCGACGCCTTCGATCTTCTCTTGCAGGATGAACCCGAACTTCTTTGCGTCGTGACGGTACTTCTCGTTTTTCTTCCACCGCTGGGTCAGCATGTGGATCAGCGACGCGGCATCATCGGCGACGAACGAGAGCGCCTTGTCAGCATCCCCCGACGGTTTGCTAACAAGATAGGTGGGGTGCTTCTCCACATAGGCGGCGGCGCGATCGTAATCGTCAAAGGTGACGCCCGGGATAGTCTGCAACCCGGCCTTCTTCATCGCTTCCTGCCCGAGCTTGCGATTCAGTTCTAGATCCGCCGCTTCAGGCGATGGCCCGATGACTGGGTAGCCGATCTTGCGATACGGCTCGATCAGATCGGTGTAGTGCGCGTTGTCGGCGAACATGATCAGATCCGCCCAACCGATCCAGCGCTTGCGGAGAGAATCATAGTCGTGGGTCTTGGGGACAATGCCATCGCCTGCCATGCGCTTCGAGCCATCCTTGCGCTTCTGGTCGAACCATAGCACCTCATGCCCCGCGTTCTGGCACCGCATCAGCCAGTCCAGCAGATTGCTCCCAGTATCGAGAGCGAGGATCTTCACCGCTGCTCGTCGGCGCCCGCAGCGATCCCTGCCATGCCAAGCGGAGCGCCGGGTGCGTTTGCGCGATAGGACGGGGTGCGGTTTTGCAACATCCCGCGTTCACCCATCGCTGGGATCCCGAGCCGGCCAGCGAGTTCAGTCCCCGCCGCCATCATGGCGCCCGGATGGCCGGATCCGATCGCGCCCGCAGCGATCAATCCATCGAGCACTGTGAGCCTCGGCTTCGCTTCGCCAGTGGGTTTCTGCGCCGCTTTGGTAAACGTCTTGGCGAAGTCCGCTGCGGTCTTGAACTCTCCCGTCAATACGCCTTTGTACTTCGGGCGCTCCGACAACGATGCAAGTTTATGCAAGTCCACTTGGCCGGTCGCGTCGTTGACAATGTCCTCGAGCAAATAGATCTTGGCGAAGCGAGTTCTCGCAGTACGGAAGTCTTGCAGCGCCGAAGCGTTACCCTTCATCGCGAGGTTGTCTTCGAACATCTTCTCGAGCGCGTCGGACACTGCCATCCGGGCATCGCCCTCGTCGGTACGCCCCAAACGGTAATCGTCCTTGGCCTGCTGGCGAAGCTTTTGGATGCTGCGCACCGCCACGTCGGTAGACATCCGGGCGGGAAGGTTTCTCGCTGGTGCACTCGGGGGCGCCGACAGTTGCCCGTAGTGATGCGGCATGTCGGAAGATGCCTGCTCGATGGTGCGCGCGATGGGCAGGTTAGGTTGCTCGATCACTGCCTTGTCGATCGTGCGCTCGATGGGCATCCGCTCCTTCACCGGCGGCGGGCCTTGCGGTTCGGTCTTCCGCGCCCACTCGCGCAAGATGCGCTGCGCGGGGATCATGCCCTTGTTGGTTTCTGGCGAACTCTCGATCTGCTGTGAAACCTCGCGCAACGTCTGTTTGATCGCTCCTGCAAATCTCGGCGTGACCTGAATCTCCGGCCCCACCGCCTTTTTCATAGCGTCGTAGGACTTGCCGGTGTCCTTCTTCAGTCGATCGAATTCCTCCGCATTCAGTGCGCGACCCTCGGGTACACCCACTTCGCGCCCCAGATTGCGAGTCGCCGTCTCGGTGTTCTTGCCCGAGAGGATCTTCTCGATCCTTGCTTTATTTGCGAGTCCTGCCGCCCCGGCCTTTACCCCGAACTCGGGCGGCGTCTTGTAGCCCGCGCTCTGCGCAGCGGCGCGCACATCGTCCTTCATCGACTGCTCGCCCTTGGTCACATCGAGCGCCGCCTGCTTGCCGGGTAACTTCTCGAGCGCGCCACCAGCCACCTTAGCCGAGAGCATCGGCAAGATCTGCCGGATGAATTCGCCGCCACCGCGAGCAAGCGACTCCTGCGCGTAACCTTTGCCCGTGCCGATGTCCTTCGACTCCGGCATCGTCTTCTCTTGGAACTTCTCGGCGCCCTTCTCGAAAGGATAAGCCACAGCCTCAAGCGGCTTCATGAGCGCCTTACCCGTTTTCGTCTCCGGCGGCTTGATCATCGATCGGATCTTGTCGCCCCAGCCCTGATTCAGGATGTCTGCGTCGGGCCGTCCGGTGAACAGGTTCTTGACCGCTTGCGTCCCGGCCATGCCGATGTCAGCGGCACTACCCAGTGGAGCACCCAGCATCGCACTCGCACTGCTCGCGCCCGCTTCCGCCGGCCCTTTGAGGAACCACGGCTGCGCTGCCTTGACTGCCCGCTCCGCCTGCCCCCCCGCCGTTTCAGGTTGCGGCGGTTTCGTTTCAGGCGCGGGAGTCCGACTCGCCTTGATCTGGGAGGCGATGTGTTGCGCGAGTTCCTTGTCCCCCGCCTTATCGGCAGCGGCAAGATCGCTCATCATTTCCTGTTCACTTGGCATCGAGGCCGTACTTCTTTCTCAAGGCATCAGTGTCATCGGACGGTTGCTCACCGAGCTTCTTATGCTTCATCCGCCCCTCTATCCTGTCGCGCTGATCCCGGACACCCTTCACCTGACCCTGCGTGTCAGACTCGAGCGAGGCAATCACCGCGGCGCGGGCCTTGTCGTTGTAGCCGGAAGCGATCAGACGCTCTGCATCCTTGCGCGCCCCTTCGGTGAGGCTCGCAACCGACTGCGGGCCTTGCATGATCCGGGCGTAGTCCATCGCCACCGTCATCGCCGCCGTCAGGTACGCGGCTGTCGTCGGATCATTGAACTCCTGCTTGATCCTCAGCATGATATCGTTCACAGACTTGACGTCGGTGAAATCCATCTTGCCGAATTCCGACCCGAGTGCCTTGAAGCCTTCAGGGTTGAGCTTCGGCGCTTCACCCTTGGCGACCGAGTTCCACGTCTGCACGTTGTTGTGGAACGACGACAGCGTACCCTCGATCGCGTCGAGCTTCTTAGTCTGGAACGCAAGCGACTGAGCGTCGGCCTTGTATTCGGCGCTCTGGTTGATGAGATCCTCGGAATTCATGCCGAGATCGACGGCAATCTGACCGACTCGCTTCATCACCTGATCGTTCTTGTCCTTCCCCCCGCCGGTGCCCTTGCGATAGGGGAGAACACCCTTCTTGATGTAGTTCCATGCCTGAGTATCGAGTGCAATGTCTTCGGGGGAACCCTTTTTCGTTGCCCCCGGAGTAGCCGCGGCACCGCCGCCGCCACCACCAGTCCCGCCCTTGCCCTTAGAGGTCAGGTAATTCACCCGCGCCTCGAGGATCTTGCGCGTCTCGGGCGAGAGAGTCGGGTTCTCCAAATCCTGCGCGATTTGCTCCGTCTCGCTCATCCTGCGACCGCTCCTCTCGGCGAGGATCCGTCTGCGCGTAGCGTCCTCGGCCGCTGTCGTGGCCTTCTGGACCGCTTCGTCTTCCTTCAACTTCTCGAGCCTCGCCTTCCCCTGCGACTCGACCAGCGGCATCATCCGCTCGATCGCCCACCGCTGGGTGCCGGGATCCTTGATCCCCTGCTTCACCATCGCCGAGATCGCGCCAGATACCCAGTCCCCGCCTTGCGGAGAGGGTGGGGGTCCGACCGGGGTGGCACCGGGAGAAGGGGTACTACCGGGAGGGACTCCACCACCAGCCGGACCCCCGCTGAACTGACCACCGGGGATAGGCGCCATTCCGGGCGCAAAAGGGGGCCGCTGCGGCATCGCTGCGCCGGGAGCCGGTGCACCCCCGGGAGCGGCCGTCGGGGCCGGGGGCGGTGC